CTTATGGCGTCGGAAAGCACACCGTTATGAATGCTCAACACACTGTCGGTAAATTTGTTGGCGACAACGTTTCCATTGCAATACATGTTGCTCACGTTGGAGATGTCCCCGTTTTGGATGACGAGGATATTGTCTGTGAACTGAATACTGATGACACTTATGGCGTCGGAAAGCACGCCGTTGTGAATGCTCAACACACTGTCGGTAAATTTGTTGGCGACAACGTTACCGTTACAATACATGTTTGTCACATTCGAGATATCCCCGTTTTGAATGGTAAGGACACCGTCTGTAAACACATCACATGTAATATGGTCGGCATGTAAATTCACTATATTTTCCATATTTCCGTTTTGAATAGTCACAGTTCCATCTGTCAAAAGTAAACCTTGTATTTTACCGATACCGAGTGAAGCATTTAAGTTTTTTACATTTAAAATATCGGCATTATTTATTGTAATGAAACCGTCTGTAATATTTGTGGCTTGTATATTGATACATTCTAACTGTATACAGTTTTCAATTCGACCGAATCGTATTTGAAGTGTTCCGTCTGTAATTAAATTGGCGGTTAGTCTTCCCAATCCTGAATCTATGTTTAGCGACGAGCAATTGAAAATGGTACCGTTTTGAATTCGAAGTCCTTGTACTGTAACTAGGTCAGCATCGATTGATTTACAATCTGTTATGTGCCCATTTTCAATAGACAAATCACCATCCGTAATACGAAGCGCTTGCAATTCTCCGTCACCTTGATTGATAATTATACTCGTTACATTGAGTATATGTCCGGAATTGATTGACATGCTAGAACTGTTGTTAAACTGTAGATTGTTCACAATGGCCAAAGGTACCGATATGTAGTTGTTACACGTGATTTCAAACACGTTTGTTATCCGTCCACTCGTCATCGTTAATACGTTGTCCGTAATTTCATTGGCTTGAACTCTACCCGCACTTGTTATATCACCGCTTACGTTGATTGAATTTATATTGTGTATATCACCATTGTTTATCGTAATAATACCATCGGTTAAGGTATTGCCGATTACTGTGTCACAGGAAATTATGTTGCCGTTGGAAATGTTTCCGTGTTGAATGATTAAGGAACCGTTCGTTATCACAGAGCTGTCCGTGAACAGAGCTTGTATTGAGTGAGCATTTGTTATATTTCCGTTTGTAATGTTTAACGTATTGTCTGTGAAAGTAGATACGGCAATGAACGGGCAATCGATATTTTGTGTGCACAATATATTACTCGCTACCAAAATGTCACAATCAACCACGTTACTGGTAATGTACAAGGCGTCCGTGAGATTTCCGTTTTGAATTCTTAGCGATTCGTTTGATAAGGTAACGCTATTAATAGACAGAGCATCGATGGCTTGCACGTTTGACAGAGTTCCGTTTGTAATGTCAAGGGTGTTGTCGGTAAATATTGATGCAGAAATAACTTGACAATTCATGTTTTGTGTACATGACACATTACTCACTAATAAGTGGTCACATTGAACCACGTTGCTCGAGATAGACGAGGCGTCGGCAATGTTTCCGTTTTGAATCAATAAACCAACACAATGCAACGACACTACGTTGGCTATGGATCCATCATGAATACGCAAGACGTGGTCCGAAATGACGTTACCGGACACATTTGAAAAGTCGACCCATGAACCCGATATTTCAGTCACGTTACTGATGTGTCCGTTTTCTAGGTTCAAAACACCGTCTGTCAAAATATTTGATTGTAAATAACGAACATGGCTTATGTTGCCCTTTTCAATCATCAAATGATTATCAGACAATACGTTACCGTAGATTCCGTATGATGTAACAAGGTTACCGTTATTCAATACAAAGTCGTTTTGTATATTATGAATACTACCGTTTTCGATACTCAGGTACCCGTCCGTGAAAATATTAGAAAAAATCGTTTGTGTATTAAAATCACGGGACACGTGAACATTACCATTTATGTATGTATCTTTTGAATCTATTGTAATTAAATTAGAATTTTGTAATCGATTCACGTTATCAATGTTACCGTTGAAAATGGACAAATGTGTGTCTGTAATGATGTTGGCGGTAAGAATGTTTGCGTACAACTCATTATTGTATAATACGTTACATTGTAAATCATGAATGTTATGTATATTTCCATTTTGTATGTTCAAAACACCGTCGGAGAAAGATACCGCATTAACGGTTGTATCGGAAATGAAAACATTACCTGTCGTAAACACGTCTGATTGTACAAATGACGCATTTGTTATATTACCGTTTGTAATGGTTACAAAATGGTCCGAAATGATATTCGAAAGCATTACATTCGAAAAATCATCGGCGATATTTCCAGTCACACCTTTTATGCCATAAATATAGCCGTTGCTAATCGTTATGGTTCCGTCCGAAAAGAAGTTTGAGTGAATCACATTTGAATTCAGATATTCGACATTTCCACGGTTCATTGTGAATGCATCAATTGTTATAGAATTGGCGTTGATGTGGTCCGAGTTTATAACAGATACATGATTTATGTTTCCGTTGTTAATACCAAGTGTTCCGTCCGTAAAATAATTTGCATTTATATTCATCGCGTGTAACGACGTGACATCGGTGATAAATCCGTTCTGAATTGACATCACATTGTCCGACAACCGGGGCGCAATTATACTGGACGCAATTATATTGGACGCACAATGTATGTCCCCGTGGTTCACGATCAAGTCTCCTTTCAGATTGCTTATCCTTCCGTTTTGAATAGTCAATTCGCCATCTGTAATTGTATCCGAATGTAAAGAAAGTATGTTTGACATATGTCCGTCTTTTATCAACATGACGTTATCCGACAAGTACGAACCCAAGATACCGAAAGACGAAATTACGTTACCGTCGTTAATGTTGAAATCGCCCTGAATGTTCTGTATGGTACCGTTTTGAATAGTGAGTATGCCGTCCGTAATATATTCGTTGACTTCCAAACGTTTTACGTCATACAACGAACCCCCTATTATAGTCATATGTCCATCGGTAAAGGAGGTGGCAGTAATCGAGTTACCGATTTCACCACTGCCACCTGTCTGAACGTTTCCAACCAATCCTTTTATACCGTAAATGTAACCATCACGAATGGTGATATACCCGTCCGTCAATATATTACCGCTTATTTCGTGCAAATGACCGATTGAACTGATGTTCAAGTTGTCCGTTATCAACGCATCGCAGGTGACGGTTCCGTTCTGAATCACCGCGTGACCATCCGTAATACGGGTACATTCAATTGAAGATACGTTTGATAGATGACCTTCCGACACATGTAGATAATTGTCTGTAAACGACATGGCCTGTATATTTCCGTTTTCGATGGTGAACCACGCGTTCGAAATAACGTTTGCCTGAATGTGGTGTGCGGTCACAAGATTCACATGATTAATATTTCCGTTGTTAATCTGTAAAACGGAGTCTGAAATTGAGTCTGTTACAATATCCAAACAGTGTAAATGTTCGGTTTCTATGTTGTACACGTTCTGCAAAACACCACCATGAATGTAAACATGTCCGTCCGTAAAAGAAGTGGCTTCAATCATTTCTACGTTTCGAATCACACCGTTTCGCATTTCGATTATTCCGTCGGAAAGCACGTTCGACACCGTTGCACTAGAAGAACTACCGGTAGCAACATTTCCTTGCAAGCCCTTTATACCTGTTATCCAACCGTCCTGAATTTGAATATACCCGTCCGTAAACATGGTGCTTGAAATTACGTTTGCATTACTCACGGACCCATACCGAATATCCAGCACACCGTCTGTGATGGTATTCGACGTCAGTGTACCCGTGCATTCAATATTTGACACGTTAGCAAGCTGTCCTTGTTCGATACGTAAAATGTCATCAGAGAACGCGCCTATGAAACGCCCGGATACTGTGCGAAAATCTCCCGCTGATGTGATAAAACTACCCGACGTAATGAAATTCCCAGATGAAAAAACATTATTGTTCTCAATAACCATAGTGCCACTCACAATTTTTTCAACATTCAAGACATCGCAGTTTATAGAATTTACGGAATTTAACGAACCGTTCTCGATGCTCAGCGTGCCGTCAGAAATAATATTCGAGGTGAATACTCCACTACATGTCATTGAACGAATATCCGAGATGTTCCCTTGGTGTATTGTCATAAAATTGTCGGTGATTGTAGTGGCTACCATTTGACCTTGGGCAACAAAGTTACCCGGTGTTTGAATGTCACTGTTTTGAATGACCAACGCCTGACTGATGATAACATCGGATATGATTGTTGACGCCGAGGTAATCGAACCGTTTTGAATATTCAAATAACCATCCGTGATGATATCCGAATTTAACTGATTACATTGTACAGACGAAACGTTGGTCAAAGCGCCCTGTGATATGGTCAGTACATTGTCCGAAAAAACGCTCGCGAATGAATAATGCGAATGAAGATTGCTGTTCAAAATCAATTCTGTGTTTATGTTACTTATTGTACCGTTCGAAATCGTTATAAAACCGTCCGTCAACACATTGGACGAAATGGATAGCGCGTCATAAATGAAACCGTGAGATATGGACAAAATGTTATCCGTGATTAAGTTTGCGGCCAGATATTCTGTGTTACCGATTGGGTTCATCGCAATGTTCGGTGTTGCAACGTTACCGCTTAGTCCTTGAATTCCATATATCCAACCGTCCACAATGGTGAGGGTTCCGTCCGTAAATGTGTTTGAATGGATGGTGTTACATGTGAGTGAAGATACGTTTGACACCACGCCTTCGCCAATGGTCAAGGAACCGTCGGTAATTATATTGGAATGCACGCGATTGCACAGGAGCCCTTGATGCGCATGCATGTTCTGAATGTTGGTAATATTACCTCTTTGAATGGTGAGTGTGTTATCTGTGAACAGGTTTGCATTGACATGGTCCGCATTGACATGGTCCGCATTGACATGGTCCGCATGAACATGGTCTGTATGGACATGGTCCGCATGGACATGGTCCGCATGAACATTACCCGTGGTGACGGAACTTCCGACAACGGAGTTTGCGAACAATGTGTTACAGTCGCTAATATTTCCATCACGAATACGTACATGCCCGTCTGAAATGGTCTCGCCTGTGATTACACCATGGACGGTAATGTTGGAGTTTGTAGTAAGGTTTCCGTTGTCGTACAAAAGTGACATCGAATGATACGGTCCCACGAGATTACCCGAATAAAAAATGTCTTTCGCGTTATAAATGTTTCCGTGCTGAATGGTCAGTTGAGTGTCTGAAATTATGTTTGCGGTGAATGTGTTCGCTGTTATATTCCCAGTTGTTGTGATATCTCCTTCTTGAATATGCAAAACCGTGTCTGTGATGGTGTGCGCTTGTAAGGTTCCCTTTTGAACGTTGATGTTACCGTCGGACACGAAGACAGACCCATTTTGTAACGTTAATCCGTCACTATAAATGCTATTGAAATCTCGTATATTTCCGGACTCGATGTGTAACACGTCGTTCACGAACAATTTACTGTGAATGGACTCGACGTCAGATATTTTACCACTCGATATGGACAACACGGTGTCTGTAATATGATTGGCGTTTGCCATTTCACAGAATACAGAGTTTGTGTGTATATTTCCATGTTCGACTATCAAATTACCTTGTAAGTTGGACAAATTACCATTGTTAATAGTCAAATACCCATCGGAAAATTGATTTGCTTGTATAGATTCGGTGATAATATTTTGTGCGTTGGTGATGCTACCGCTGTGTATAAACAAAACCGTGTCCGAAAACGTTTGACTCTCAATGTTGTTGGTACAGTAAATTCGATTTACGTTGTGTATTTGTCCGTTGTGTATTTGTAAAAAAGTGTCCGTCAAAACCGAACCTTGTACCATTCCATACTTGGAAATAACGTGTCCCGTTAAGGTTTGGATGTCTCCCTGAATATTACTCAAATGCCCGTTTTGTATTTCGAGGGTTCCGTCGGTAAAATAGTCACAAGAAATATTAGACGCATTGAAAATACTACCGTTGGTAATGTGAATATTGCCATCGGTAAAATAATCACAAATTACGTTGCTTGTGTCAATCGTGTTCACATTTGATAAATCTCCATTTTGAATGGATAAAATTCCATCATGTAACGACGAACAGAAGATGTTGTCCACGTTGGATATGTTGCCGTGTTCAATCATCAAATGCGTGTCTGTAAACGAAAGCGCCTGAACATGGCCGTTATCTAGGACAATATCATTGATGTCCACAACCAGTTTAGTTGCGGAGAGAACGCCGGTATTTGACAACAAAACGTTTCCTGTAACAGACGAGTAAAAGTTTCCGAGTTTGTCAAGAATTATATTATCGTTCTCCGCAATCAAGTTGGACGTAAGAGAATTTGCGGTCATTTTTTCAATGCCGTCAATTAGACCATTTTGAATGGACACGTACCCATCTGTTATAAACGGCGAATGCAGGTTTCCGTGAACAAAGAGTGTTTTTTCTGTAAACGAACCTTCGATTAAATTACCTATCATGAGTTTGTCATGAAAGTGGTTTGACATGTTTGTGTCACAATTGCCAAGCAATACATTGTTGCTTCCGTTCACATTGTAACCGGTAAAATTACCTAAGAAGATATTATTGTCTCCTTGTGTGGACTGTTTTCCAGCCTGTTTACCAATGAAAATGTTTCCAAAGGAGGATTTATTGTGGTACCCTGATTGTTCCCCAATAAAAATACAATCAAATCCAAATAAACTTTTAAATGCAGCCTCATGACCAATGAATATATTATTGCTTCCAACGTTATTATATCCAACGTTAGGACCTAATAATAAATTATTATATCCCATTTATGAAATATACGTAGATATAAATTGAATTGGATTTACATCGATGAATCTTTTATGAATAACTGTGTTATTTGAAATGGTTATGTACCCGGACAAAAAATCAGGATTATAAACAATATTAAACTGGGAATAGTTCGAACCAATGCATTGTGAAGAATAAATGAAATGGTTTGTGTAACTGTTATTCAAAAATGTAATTACATAATTCACGACTGATATGTTGGAATCCAATACGTCACCAACTTCCACATTAGAAAATTCGATGTTTGGAAACGTTTCTTCCACGTTGTATACATCAAAAAAATAATCCAGGGTTTCTCCGGACATGTAGCTGTTTGGCGCTATATGCACATAGATGTTTCCTTCTATATTACTTTCCACTTTATGAAAGTTGGAGTAAATATTTGCATCTATAATATTCGAATCATACAAGTACGTGGAGTAAATGTTCGAATAAAAAACGATATTGTCGTGTACATCAACTGTAAGTGTATCTAATTGTATGTTTGACGCGTCAACGTTTGGAAGCAATGTTAGCGGGGGTGATACAAGATAATGAGAAATATTACTGGATATTATGATGTTATGAATACTATTATCTTCTTGTATTTCCATGTACATGTTTAAAAATTGAAGTGTGTAATTGTATGAGGACATGTATCCAGACTGGTTTCCTATGCAAATGTTATTATGACCATTTGTCATAAAGGCTGCGCTGGATTGACCGATCGATATGTTTCTGTCAGAGTTACGTTTGTTCGAAGAACACATCTCACCGATCGAAATGTTATAATTGGAGTTCGTCTGGTGTAAAGAAGCCATTTTACCAATGGACGTATTGTTCGTTCCGAATTCGTTGTCCACGTTGCCCGCACAAACCGAACCGATCAGCGTGTTCGAATGCAGTTCTTCCGCCAACGGCGCAATCAACGCCCCCACTACCGTGTTATGATTTGCGGACGTTACGGTGCTTGCGTTGAACGATCCACAAAAGACGTTGTTTGAACCGACCCCGGTGCCGTCGACGTACGATTTTGCGGCTTTGACGCCGATTACCGTGTTGTTATCAGACGTGTCGCCCTCAATGTCACCGACCCTATCTATTGCAAGCTTTGTCTCAGCGATAAACCCTTCTACGCTTTTCTTAATCATGCGAATGGTGTTGTAATAATCGATATTCGAGTCTTCGACGTTTCCCTTGGTTTCTGCCCCAATAATCATATTGTAACTCCCCGTTTCGTTGAAATAGCCGGCTTGTTGTCCTATGAACACATTGTCATGCCCGGTGGTATTTTTGTATCCACATTCATACCCGATGAATATATTATTGAACCCTGTAGTGTTGGTATAACCGCATTTATAGCCTATGAACACATTGTTATAACCGATGCTGTTATCCACACCACACTCGGTACCAATGAACACGTTGTTGTTACCGCCTTGATTGTTCTCGCCACATTTGTATCCCATAAACACGTTATCGGTTCCGCCAATATTCAATTTACCGGAATTGTTTCCTATGAATACGTTGTTAATACCCCCCGCATTCGAATACCCGGCGTCCGTACCCAAGAAAATGTTGTTGATTGTTCCACTGTTCAAGTACGTTGTGTCGTTTGATAGTATACCTTGAATAGCGCTAATGTTGTGAAGCATGAAAAATTCGCCGTCGTTGGTTCGTTCCGCGATAACATGAATAAAATCGTTTGCGTCACAACCGCACAAATGTACGGACGGATACTCCACAAAGTTTTCAACAGTATCGACTAGTTCGTACTCGTTTGTGAACGCTTTGGTGTAGCTATGTAAGGTGTGTGTTTTTGCGTAATACTTGTTTATCATTAACACGCGATTACCAAAGGTATCGGGGATGGGTAACAACAATGAATCTTTGAAAAAAATCATATCCGCTATATTTCCGCTACATGTGTACTCAAGTATCAAGGTAAAATCAACTTCTCTTGCGGACATTGGAAAGTCGTCCTTAAAATCGAACGAAATTTTAGAGTATTTATACAAAGGTTCGTCTGACAATTGTATACCGGTGTAATATATTGTGTCTATGTTTCCGAAATAATGGTCCACTAGATCTTTATTGGAATAGATTATATTTGTATTTGAATTTCCAACGAAAGAATATTGTATATTCGATTCGAAATCTGTCAACACAAGACCGTTTGTCAATATCGAGTCGGAAACATCATTGTCCGAATTCACATGTAACAACATAACTCTAGAAGAATCGTCAAGAGTAAACACATTGTCTATAAAACTAATGTTTGCGTTATCAAAACTTAACGCATAAATATCGTTGATGTTTAATGAAGGGTTGTTGAAGGGTACATAGTATATATTTGCTTGGCCATAAAAGACCGAAACATTAAGAATTTCTTTCATCGAAACTTATTTATAATATCAAATTATTATTATTAATTGTTTATTTTGACTCTGAACTTTTCGTAAATTGGATACATGTCTGTAATTTCATCCACGTTCATAATCGAACCATTTTTTTTGTGTTGAGTAAAAAAGTGTCGGTAACAATATTTACAGAAACACTCGATATCGGACAATGTCATTGACGTTGGTAGTGTGTCGACTATTTGGGTCAGATTGTCGTCGGATAACGTGGTAAAATGATTCGATAACATCGTTTTCTTGTCTTTATCGGACGGATTTCTGAGTTTTAAATGCACCGACAGTCTGCGTAACAATGCCGAATCTAATGACCTTTCTCTGTTAGTTGCGCCTATTAATATGACCGAGGTTGTGTTGAGTGTATCCAAATGCGTGAGAAATGAGGTTTTCATGCTTGTCGTGTGCGATTGGTCCATTGCTGTTCGTGTTGACAAAATACCGTCGATCTCATCGAAAAATATGACACAAGGCGCTATTTTTTTAGCAAGAGTGAACACAGCTTTTAACAATTTCAAACTTTCACCGTAAAACTTGTTTTCAATAACATCTGGAGAAACCATAAGAAACGTTGCCGATTTATCTCCGGAATGAATAGACGATGAAATACTTTTAGCTAATGTTGTTTTTCCTGTCCCGGGAGAACCGTACAATAAAATACCTTTAGGTGCATCAAATGTGCAATCAATATTACCTGAATGGTTCATGACATTAATAAGTGTTTTGATTTCTTGAATAATATCATCGTGGCCAATAACATCGGACAACGATTCATTGTCGGAAGGCACTATGCATGAAGAGGCGATATTATATTCGTATGAATTTAAATTGTAAACCTTATTGTTTAATTTAAACGATTTATTCAATTGAACCATTGAATTCATTTCGGGTATACAATATGAAATCAAGCCTAAAATCAATAAGGACACCGAACATGATATAATAGTTCTAATAATCATTAACTTAATATTCGTCTGCATAACTATATTGTTACGTATATAGTTATGCACAATATTAAACGGAAATTATATAATGAAAAATTATCAAAATCAGATTTTTCAATCGATCATTAAAACAAATGATAATATCAAAAATGACGAAAGTAATGTGATTGATTTAGATGAAGAAATATATAACAACTATTCATTTATAACTCTTAAGGATAATAAAAAAGCTTGGTGTACCGCAAGTTTCTTATTAGATATTGGTAACATAAATGAATTGAAAATAAAAAAAGACAATTTTGTAAATGAATGAAATAGATTAGGGAGTAACTTATTTTTTGGGGCTTAGGGTTTCACATATCTGTAATAACAATTTGTTTTGGACTTCAAATTGTCTTTTGATTTCTACCAGTATATCACACACATTTCTGTTTTTTTTTGAATCAGTGAAGAACGTTTGTAGTAGGTCAGACATATCCATCCCTTCCTCATCCATTTCGAATTCATCTTCATCGCTTTGGTCTGAAGGGACGTTGCTTATTTTTTCCAAAAGCTCTTCTTTTAAACGGTTTGTGGTGCTCATAATATATCTAGTTCCTAATATTAAAAATATTAATTTTAAACTTAATAGTATACTATGAACTCCAAGTCTATCTGTACAATTTTACTCTTACTCTGTGTGATACTTGTTGTATACGAAAGTTGTAAAACATATAGGAAGAGCTCGAAAACAGTTTCTTTCAATGTTCAGAAAGATTACGATGTATATGGAAGAATGACGTGTCCGTATTGTAAAAAGTTTTTAGCTGAATTAGAACAAAATAACGCTAGCTTCAGGTATATAGACGTTACAACAGAAGCAGGTTCCAAAGAGTTTGAGAATGTCTTAAAAGGACAAAGAGCGGGAGTACCTTATACCGTACACAACAAATCCGGAGAAATAATTAGAGGATACAAACCTTTTCACGAACTACCAAAATAAATACACCGTAGAACAGGCGACCAATTTTTTTTGTTTTATATAAATATATAAAACCAAATAATAAAGATGTCAGCCATGAATATGTTACCCAAACCTCCCGCGCCGGCTCCCGCTATGAAGCCTTTCAACCCGGCTACTACAACCACTACCGTTCTCACAGAGACATACAACTCTTCTCTCCAAAGTGTGAACATGGGATTCGCTTTAGCGGCTGCTCTTTCTTGGAACGAGGCTGTTAAGGAAGTCATTAAGAAGTATGTCAAGAGGGAAGCGGGTGTATCCTACTACGTGTGGTACGCTGTTCTGCTTACCCTCCTGTCCGCCTTCGTGTTCGCCCTTACAAAACAATTCTTCAAGCCTTCCCTCAAACGTACACAAATCACCCCCGTCATTGGCGCTCGCTAAGTTAATTACTTAAAGGTTATGAAACATATTAGATATATAAAATGATTGATGAATGGAAAGTAATTCATCAATTCTTTGATGAAAACTCTTTAGTAAAACAACAAATCGATTCATTTAATTATTTTTTAGACCATAGTTTGTCATCGATAATAAAAGAAAACAAAAGTACATCATTAGGTGACACAAAAAATACTCAAATCGAAATATCAAATATATACATAACATCGCCATTTCATATTGAAAGTGACGGTACACACAATATGATATTACCATTTGAGACAAGAATACGCAATCTAACATACGCGTCGTCTGTTTACATTGATATTCGCATTGTAAACAACGAAGACGAACCACTGATTTTTGAGCATTGTTTATTATGTAAACTACCCATGATGGTCGGTTGTAAATTGTGTAATTTACAATTGGAAGACGTCGATTCTAAAGAATGTCAATACGATAATGGTGGGTATTTTATTATAAACGGAAGTGAAAAAGTGTTGATTGCACAAGAAAAAATGAACAATAACCAAGTTTACGTTTTTGCAAAAAAACCACCTAATAAATATCAATATGTATCAGAGCTTAGAGGTGTAAAAGACAAAGAAATAAAATCCACAAGCACTATAATTATTAACATAACAAATCCAAATTCAAAAAATGAAAGATTCATAAAAATAATGTGTTCTTTTTTAAAAACAGAGATTCCAATATTTTTTATTTTTTACATTTTCGGATGTAAAAATCATAAAGACATACTGGAATGTTTTACATTAACTGAGAAAGATAAACTATTATTGATACCGTCACTGTTAGAAGCAAATGTGTATAGTCAGGAAGAAGCGTTTGCATACATAGAGTCCAAAATGATTTACAATTACGACCTAGAGTCCATGAAAAAAGAGATTATGGTTCACATCGATGAAGATAAAAAGAAACTACAAATGTTAATTTACATGGTCGAACAACTTATTCTATGTGTGCAAGGAAAACGCACAGACGATGATCGAGATCATTACAAAAACAAACGCATCGATCTTTCAGGGCAATTGTTAGCTGGATTGTTCAGGCAATTATTCAAACGTACCTTTAAGGAATTTATAAATGGGTCAGTTAAAGCGTTAAAAAGCGGGAAATTGTTTAATATAAATTACTTGTTAAAAACAAAAATAATAACAAATGGGTTAAAATATTCGTTGGCCACTGGAAACTGGGGTATAGGTTCTTCTTGTAATGTTAGAAACGGTGTTTCACAGGTCTTGAATCGATTGACCTTTTCAAGCACATTGTCGCATCTGAGAAGAATAAACTCTCCGATAGGAAGAGATGGTAAGCTGACCAGTCCTCGACATTTACACAACTCACATTGGGGTAAAGTGTGTCCATCAGAAACACCAGAAGGACAAGCGTGCGGACTTGTCAAAAACTTGTCCTTGATGAGTTATGTTTCGACATTTTCTGACTCGGAAGGAATAAAAAACATATGCAAATCGTTTATTGATGTGAACAAATTAATTCAGGGGTACACAAATGTATTTGTGAATGGGTATTTGATAGGCGCGGTAAAAGACAAATGTATGATTTTGGAAAAATTGAGACATTACAGAAGAACCGGTTGTGTCGCGTTTGATGTGAGTATTGTTTACGACACATACAAAAGCGAAATTCGAGTAAATACGGACGCTGGACGCATTTGTAGACCCTTGTTCATAGTGAAGAACAAACGTTTGAATGAAGATGGTATAAAAAATGCCAAATGTTGGTCCGATTTACTTATGTCGTCCACAATCGAATACATAGACTCAGATGAAGAAGAGAACGTATATATCGCGTTGTTCCAATCGCAAATAACACAAGACTATTACACGCATTGTGAAATACATCCTTCGATGATTCTGGGAGTTTGTGCGTCGACCATTCCGTTCGCGAATCATAATCAATCCCCTCGAAACACATACCAATCGGCCATGAGTAAACAAGCAGTGGGTGTTTACGCGAGTAATTTCGAACAAAGGTTTGATACGTTGTCTCATATTTTGTTATATCCCCAAAAACCACTGGTACATACGAAAGTGTCCAATGTTCTTCAAACTATGACTTTACCATCCGGACAAAACGCAATCGTGGCCATAGCAACCTACTCGGGGTACAATCAAGAAGACTCGATCATTATGAACAAGAGTTCGATTGATAGAGGGTTGTTTAGAACGATGTTTTACAGAACTTACAAAGAAGAAGTGAAATGTCAAGGGGGTGTTGGCATTAAAGAGAATATTGAAAAACCAAACCCAAAGGAATGCATGGGATTGAAATTGGCGAATTACGACAAATTAGAAAGCGACGGTGTTATCAGTCCAGGCACACATGTAGAAGGAAATGACGTCATTATAGGGAAAACAATCAATCAATCAGACGATACAAAAAAGGATATCAGCACTATTTCTCGACACAACGAAGATGGTATTGTGGACAAAGTCATTGTCACGAACAACGAGCAAGGATCCACTATGGTCAAGGTCAGGGTCCGGAATATGAAGACTCCCACAATCGGGGATAAATTTTGCATGGATGACTCTCATCAGTGCTTGACTGAACGAGGATGGATTCCAATCGCGGACGTAAAATTGGGAGAAAAGGTCATGACTCTCGATCCGTCTAACAACACAATGGCTTACGAACCAACGACTGACATTCATTATTACAATATAAAAGATGAGGATTTGTACGAAGTGGATACACAACAGTTTAGTTTGAAGGTGACACTTAATCACAAGATGTACATTAAGAAAAGAAATCGTGATTATTTCGAATTGGTGGAAGCACAAAAAATGATTGGAGAACGAGTAAGGTTTTTAAAAAATTGTGAGAATGGTTTGATATTGGATCAGTGTAAATTGCCACCGATGCCCGTACCAAATAAACAAGCATACGACGATTTCTTGTTCTTTTTTGGATTTTGGATGGGAGATGGTTGGGTCGAGCGTTCTCAACAAAGAGTTACAATTTGTCAAGTAAAACCTCACTCAAAAAAAAGAATTCTAGAATGCGCTGAAAGATGTGGTCTTCATTGTATTGAAAATAAAACAAAAATACATTTTTATAATAAAGAGCTTACGGCATTTTTAGAACCACTTTCAGTTGGTGCAATTTATAAATATCTACCAACATGGTGTTTTCAGTTAACAGTTGAACATAGTCGATATTTATTAAACGGATTGTTAGATTCAGATGGTAGCACTCAAGCTTATTACACATCATCTGAAAATTTAAGAGATGATGTTCAACGTTTAATTTTACATGCAGGATGGTCCGCAAACAGTAGTATTCATAATTATGAAGGAACTATTGGTGGAAATATCAATGGTAGACAGATTGTATCTAAACATAATTCATGGCAAGTTCGAATAAACAAAAAGAAAAACGAACCCCAACTGAATCATGGGCATTCAAAAAAACAGCATGGACAACTCGAACGAATCATTAAAACAACTGGTAGTGTGTATTGTGTAACGGTACGCACGGGTATCATATACGTCCGAAGAAATGGGAAGTCGGTATGGTGTGGCAATAGTGCGCGCCACGGACAGAAAGGAACCATTGGTATGACATACACGCAGGAGGATATGCCGTTTTCGACAAAAACCGGAATGACCCCTGATATCATCATCAACCCACACGCCATTCCGTCGAGAATGACAATTGGACAGCTCTTGGAATGTCTGTTTGGAAAGCTTGGTTGTTTGGAAGGAAATTTAAAAGACTCCACATCGTTCGAAAATACAGAAAATGATATTCATAATGTGTACAATGAGCTCAAAAAAAGAGGATATAATTCGTACGGAAATGAAATGCTGGTAAACGGAATGACAGGACAAGTCCTAGAACATGCTATATTTATGGGTCCAACCTATTATCAACGACTGAAACATATGGTCGACGATAAAATTCATTCCAGAAGCAAGGGTCCTGTCCAGGTTTTAACAAGGCAACCAGTCGAGGGTAGAGTGAGGGACGGTGGATTGAGAATAGGGGAAATGGAACGTGACGCGATGATATCGCACGGAGCGTCTTCGTTTTTGAAGGACAGACTGTTTTATCAATCCGATGCATATAGAGTATTTGTTTGTTCGTTGTGTGGATTGATGGTTGTTGGTGATATGGTAAACCGCAAATACTACTGTTCGGTGTGCAATACACACGAAGTTGTACAGGTTGAAATACCATTTGCAACAAAGCTGCTTTATCAAGAATTAATGTCAATGGGCATAACCCCAAGAATAATGACATAACAAAAATGTTTTTATAATATAATGAACAACCAAACAATCAACTATAATCAGAACAAATACACACGTAATTTAAACAAAACATTTGAGAAAATTGTAAAACATTTTGATACTCCTCTTGAAAAATTTAAAACAGTCATTGCATTAACATTAATATTTTCGTTAATATATTATATCTTATACACAATAGATAATACTCATTTTGAAATCTCAGAAAAGGTTTCAGGAGATGGATATTTTACGTTTTTGTGGTTGTCCTCCACCGTAAACTTTACAGTTCCAATGGGTGACGTGTATCCTCTAACTGTCGCCGCCAAGATAATGTTTATGCTTCACATAGCCATGTTTTGGTTTGTTATGTTGGCATAAATATTAACTTATTTAAAACTTAGAATTGTTCTCAAATATATAAATCGATGACAATAAACAATAAAAAAATGAATAAAGGTAAAAAAAACGCAAATCAAAGGGAATTGTTAGCGAAAGAATTTTCAAAGGAGCTTCCGTATCAAAAACAACTAGAAGATTATAAAAAACCAAAAATATTTGTGGCCACACCTTGTTATGCTGGAAATGTTCATATCAAATACATGGAGAGCATTATGGCTTTACAACACGAACTTTTTCAAAAGGGTGTTGGATTTGAATTTTTTAATATTCCGTTCGATTCACTGATTCCTCGAGCGCGTAACGCATGTGTTACACGATTCATGGCTAGTTCTAATTGTACACACATTTTGTTTATAGACGCCGATATTCAATTTCATCCTTCATCTGTGATTAAAATGTTACAAGAGAACAAGGACATTATAGCAGGATGTTATCCTAAAAAGGCGTTAGATTTTGGTGCAATCAAAGAAAATTACAGTAAAACGGAAAATCAAGTTGAATTGGTTCAATCGGCGGTAAAATACGCCTACAATCTAAAGCCTCAAAAAACACACAAACTGGAAAGGGGCGTTGTGGAAGTGTTAGATGCTCCAACCGGTTTCATGATGATTAAAAAGACTACACTAAGGAAATTGATAGAACATTATCATAGTGAAATCGAATATCATAACGACGTAAAAGCGTACCAAGTGAAACCCGAAGATCGATTTTTCGATTTGTTCCAAAGTCAGGTCTTTGACAGAAGATATCTCAGCGAAGATTACGGTTTCTGTCGATTATGGCAAAACATTGGCGGTTTAATTCACGCCGATTTAACGGTCAAACTCAATCATATCGGACAATTTTGTTATTATGGTGACCCTATTGTTCATCTTAAATACTCAAAAAGTGTCGAAATAACACAAAAACCAAGTGAGGCTGAATCTTCTGGTACTCCAATTGAAACTGAACCTATTATTCAAATTCCAACTATTGATGAAAATGCTGATGATGATTACGATGAAACGGCGAATGTTGAAAGCAATGTCGCTGAAACGGTAAATGTTGAAAGTAATGTCTCTGAAACGGCAAATGTTGAAAGTAATGTCGCTGAAACAGCAAATGCTGAAAGTAATGTCGCTGAAACAGCAAATGCTGAAAGTAATGTCGCTGAAACGGTAAATGTTGAAAATAATGTCACTGAAACAGCAAATGTTGAAAACAATATAGTATGAACAAAAAAAATACA